ATATATCTTTTATAACTTCATCAACATGATCTTCTGGGATATGTTCTAATACATCTGTTGAAATGACTAAATCAAATCTAGTATTAGGCTTTGTGCTAAATTCTGGTACTGCTGGGTCATATTTAGATGCGTTCCATGACTTAGGATGGTTTTGTGCTTTACCACATCCATAATCTAGAATCGTTTTAATCTGTTTTGATTTTATTATTTCATTAATAATTGGAATGTATTTAACAATAGTTGTTCCTCGCCATTTTCTATCGTTTTGATGGACAAGTTTAGCTTGTTCAATGTAAGTATCGTATAGGCTCATTTTTTTCTGGGTTTATACTTTTTAATAGCTTGTGAGATGAAGATGTTTTTATATAGAGAAACCTTTTTGCCAAACTTTTTATCAGCTTGTCTTTTAGCTGATTTATATGCTTTAGACTTTTTATTAAAAGATTTAGGTTTTCCTAATCCTTTTGGTCTAGGTTTAGCATATATTGGTTTCTTCTTCATTACTTCTTCTTTTTCTTTTTACTCATCATTTTAGATTTCTTTTTAGCTGGTCTTCCTCTTTTAGACCCATAAGTTCCTTTTCCCATTGGCATAATAGACTCCTATTTGTTTGCGTTTCTCATTATACTAGCCAAACTCTCACATCTTTTTGTGGTTTGTTTGTGCCAATTACTATCTATCATTTCTTCACTAGCTTTTAAATAGTTTTGTTGCTTTAATGCTTCCCACATTTTTTTAAATTTCATAACTCGTGGTTTGCCTAATTGAAAACACATTTCAACGATTACACCAAAAACAATATGATTATGTTCTATTCCTCTTAATAATTCTCTTGCTGAATCTAATGCTATTTTAAAATCATTATCAAAAACTTCTTCAAGAGTAGCTTTGTCATAAGCAACACCCTCAACAAAGTTATCGGAATCCAATACCAGATGACCATAGCCGATAGTACGAAAACCCAAGCTATCGGAATACATAGTGTCCCGAAACCCCTCATGTTGTTTGATTCTTTCTTTAATTTCTTCCATATATTGTTCTTCCAATGTTTAAGAATGTTTATTAGTTTTCTCATTCATAATTACCTTGCAGTCGTTGGTATTCCTGTACTTGTAGTGAATGGAGACTCGGCAAATGCCATATAGATGTATGTTACACCTGAACCATTTACACTTGAACCTGAATATCTTGGTTTAAATCCATTAGATAAAATATCAATACCTGTACTTGAGTCAACTGATTCGGCTCCACTTGTGTCTGCTCTTAAAACTTTTCTAGTATCATCATTAATTAGATGTCTCCTTACATCTCTTATTTCCCAGCTATCTGCAGCAGCTGTATTTTTTTGCATAAGAAAAGCTGGTTTAAATCCTGTATAAACAAATGTTCCATCTGCACTTCCATTTCCTGTGTAGCTTCCAAACTTACTGAATCCTTTTTTCTCTGCGAAGCAGTAGGCAATTTTTGGACTACCTGAACCATTAACATCTGTGTTTGTGCCTAAAGTAAATGTTGTACTTGACATAGCAGATACATCAAAAATAGTAGCACCTGAAGTTTGTAATGCACCTGTTGAAAAATCCATAAACTGATTATCCGTTGCACCCATATTTTTTTGCCAAATATACCAACTTGATGTTGCATTTGTAGTTTTAACAATAATCATAGCTGGTACTGCACCAAGACCATGACCAACTGTATCTCCAAAACTTCCACCACCTGTATAAGACACAATACTAAATCCACTTGTAGTATTAGCACTAACAGTTGAGGTTATGCTTCCATCTGTATTTGATGCAGTTGTGTTTGATGCTAACCAATTCCATGATGCGTAAGTAGTTGTATTTCTATTTAGAACTGATGAAGAACCAAGTGTAAATCCATCACTATCATAAGATGTTAGATATGCAGCTGATGTATCTTCTGCACCAGTTGTATTTGAACTTAATGCTTTTTGTGTTCCTCTATTACTATCAAATAACATATGATTTCTATTAGAAACATCATTTGCTCTTTGTTTTAACCAAACCCAATCAGGTTGAAAATTAACCCCTGTAATAGATTGTGTTCCACCATTACCTGTATAAAGAACAGTATTAAAATAATCGTCTGATTTATCTATATCTGTGTAAGCCATTATCCATACTCCGCTAAGTTTTTTGTGTTAAGTGCATAATATCCTGATGGTACAGAATATTCAAAGTTTCCATAGCCATTACCATCACTATTACCTGATGAGATTGTGAATGGTGGGTTGCCGAAGTTATAACTATAATTAATTCCAATAGTGTTACTTGATTCAAAAGCAGTAAAAAAATATGTTTCATTTGATTGCATAGTATAACTTAATGAGCCTTGTGAAACTCCATTTTTATAAAATTCTATTGTATTAGAATCTGAATCTACTGCTATTCCAATTATATCTCCAGCCCCAAAAGTTGCTCCATACGAACCAGCAGAAGCATCTAAATTATAATTCCCATTACTTAAATATCTAGCATTATAGGTTGCATTTGATGGAACATAAATTCCAATCCTTGAATTATCTCCAATACTTCCTGTGGTGCTATCTACTTTTATTTCACAATACCACTTTCCTGTTTTTGGTACTTCTATTGTAGATATAGGTCTAGTTCCACCTGTTATAGGAGAAGAAGTTGTGCAATTACCATTGGAATAAGTGGGGTTAGTTGTATATACAAATAAAGGATTCATAGTTGCATAATTATTAGTAGGTGTATCAGTAGTTTGGTCTATGCTAGTTAAATTATTTACAGTAAAGTTATTTCCATTACCACTATCGTCTTGACCCAATGCAGCAGAGTTTTCAAATGGTAAATAAAATCCATTTGTGCCAAAGGTTAAACCAGATACATTAATGGGTTTCCATATTCCTGTGTCTTCGTCAAATTCTCCAAATGATGTTGGGTCTAGTTGTTGTCCGTCAATAAAAACACATTCTGCTAAATATCCATCATAATAACTTCCTGTACTTCCATCATATAAAGCACCTACATTATGTTGATTTGTACTATTTATATATGTATCAACATTTTGTGATGGATAACTAGCTGAACTAAAATCAGTTTGTAATTCTCCATTAATATATATTTTTATTCTGTTTGTATCTGTTGCTTGTGTTGTATCTATTCCAACAACTAAATGATACCAAGCTGATGGGTCTCTTTGTAATGCTGATAAAGTAACTGATTTATTTCCATCTCCACTATCATTTCTTAATCTTACATTTAATCCAGTAGTATTGGTTATACCAGCAATAGCAATTTCTGATTTTTCTGTTCCTGAAGTTCCTGAACTAAAAATTCTACCATTACTTCCAACTCCCATTTTTAACCAGCCACTCCAAGTCCAAGTTTTTCTATTTCCAGCACTTGCTGGTGTTCTATTAAGGTAATCACTACTACCATCATCAAATCTTAATGAGTTATCTACTACATAACCACCAGTTATAGAGTTACTTGGTATAATTAAAGGCATTATATTACCTCAGTTGGAAATTCAGGTAAAGGTCTTGTCATTACAGGATTTTGTTCTGTTCCTGTGTTTGTATATTCGTATAAAGATTTTAGTTCATCAACTGTTGTGCAGTTATCAATCATTGTTTCCATTTCATTTGATTTAGTTCTAACATCTGCTCTGAAAGATAATATGTTTGCTGGAATATCATAGTCAGCTACTTCTGTTGATTTAACTACATACCAATCAGTAGGTGCTAATAAGCCAGATGCTTGTTGTTTTACAATTCTTTTCTTTTCAGTTTTTAAACCATAGTTAATTACTTGAACACCATCTTGTAATACTGGTTCTCCATTTTCATCTACTGCGTTTTCATCTTCTAATCTTTTAGGTGTTGCAGTTCCCCAAGATTTAACAACTTTATTATCTGCAAAAGTATATTGTTCGTTAGTGTTATTGTAATATGCTGGGTCTTTGTAATTAGATGAATCTATTTCTATTTCATAAATACCAATAGCTTCTTTTTCAGTTTTAGACCACATTGTAAATATTTTAGCTGGGTATCTTACCTCTCCTATAACAATGGATTTAGGGTAATTTATAAATTGAGTTATGTTATTATCTTCGACTACTGCGTACATGATTCTCCTATGTTGCTGACATATTTAAAGTTCTACCCATCTCTTGCCAAACTGTACCATTGTATCTGAATACTAAATGATCTGTTTGACCAGATGTGCTTGTAAATGTTGGTGCTGTACTTCCAGCAAATTCAAAAACTGTATTGAAAGCGATTGTATGTGCACCACCATATTGAATATTTAAACTTATAAAACTTCCTGTTGTTGCATTAGTTGGTGCAGAGAATGTTGTATTTTCTGTTGTAGTATGTTTTGCGTTTGGTTGTGCTTGTGAATCCCAAGCTACTGCATTTGATGTAGATGTAATACTAGCTTCTGGGTAATAAGCTAAATCATTAAATTTAATTTTACCTGTTCCATTAGGAGAAAATACAATATCGCCATTTGATGTTGAAACAAATTCATTTCCATTAACATCTAAGTCGCCACCTAATTGTGGAGTTGTATCTGAAACAATATCAAATGAAACTGTGCTATCTAACCAATTAACTGTGTTAGCTGTGTAATCTAATGTTGCTAAAGATATATCATCTGAGCCATCATAAAATTTTAAAGTAGGTGTAGTTGCTGAAGTGGTATCTAACCAAACTGTTCCAGCGACAGCACTTGATGGTCTTGATGTTCCTGAATTAGATGTATTAATAGCCTCTAAAGTAGAGTTTAAATCACTACGAAAAGAGGGAAAAGATTGGTTTTGAATTAAATAATCTCCTTGTGCCATATCGTTCTTATACTCCTTTTATTTTAATATATCAATAGCCCTTAGCCAAGTAATCAAAGGTACGACTTATTGCTGTACCACCTGAATTTTTGAATGTTAAGTCAAAGCCATTTATTGTCTTATTTTCTACTACAAAGAAATCTCCAGTAGCCATATCTTCGCCTGTAATTCCAACAGCATAATTAACAGATTTGAATGGATTTGTAAATGTTACTGAATATGTACTAGCACCAGAAGTTATATCATTTCCACTAAATATTCTATCAGGCATATCTATTGTAACTGTTACTTGTGATACGACAGGAGTAGATGCTAAATCTCTTGAAATTAAAAATACTCTAAACTTGAAATATCTAGCTGTATAGTTTCCTATTACAAAATTTTGGAAAGCTGTATAAGTTACATTATCATCAGAAGTTGCTATTTCTAAATGAGCATCACAGTTTGCTGGTGTATCTCCGTCAAAGTTAGATGGTGCAGAATCAAACAATCCACTTCTATTATCAAATAAGTCGTCAGGATTATCTGAAGTTTGAGTTAATGATGCTGTAATTCTAGCAGTATGTTTAGCACCAATATCAATAACATTTGCAAATTCATAATTACCATTTGCAAAGAAGTCAGCATTACTTACACCAGAATCAAAAAATCTAGTTGTTTCGTCATCAAAATCTCCTGAAGCTGAATCAAATAATTCTGAAGAATCTAATCTAATTGAATCATCTGCTATAACTGTATTTGTTAAAGTTCCTAAAAAGTCAGGGTGTTCTGATTGTGTTGCTACTGCATTATGATTAACAGTATCAGTTACATTTGAAATAATTGCAGTTGCATTTGAACTAAAGTTTCCAAGTTTATCGACAGCCTTGATAAGATAAGTCCCAGCCCTAGCTGGTACGGAAATACTTGTGGCTGGTCTTGATACTTTAGAAACTAAATTAACTGAGTTCTGCCAATCTGCTGTTCCGTCAGTTTCTTCACTAAATCTAAGTTGATAATATGCTAAATCTAAATCAGGTATTTGCGACCATGATAAGTGAGCCTCTTGTCCAACAATATTACATGAAAAGTCTTCTACATCACTTGGTGGTGCAATAGCACCTACAATAGTTCTTTGTGCTGTTACATAACTTGATGATACTCCTAAAGTATTTACAGCTTTAACTCTTACATCATAAGTATCTTGGTCAATCACATTTAAAACTCTATGTTTTAATCCACTACCTTGTGCGTAAATAATATAATCTGAATCTGTGCTTTTTTTATATTCAACTTGGTAATAATCAACAAAGCTATCAGTAGATGCACCTATATTAACATCTAATGCAACAATAACTGTACCATCATTATATTCAATCAAACTATCATCTAAAGTAACACTTGCTGGTGGTTGAACAGAATTAGGATTAGGTAAAACAGTATCTGCAATAGTTGCTATAGGATTTTTTTCATTAAATGTATAAAAATTATCTTGATGTTCAAATAATTGAACATTAACAGTTAAGTCTTCGTTTATTTCTAATCCTAGAACTCTAAAAGGTTTGGCATTAAAACCACCACTAGGATATGTAATTGCAACTATATCTCCAATTTCTAATTCTAAAAATTCTGATGTTAATGTTAATTGTATTTGCAATTGATTTCTTGATCTTCTTAAAATGACTTCGCATAATGCCTCTGCACAAAATTTATTAGTTACATTAGGAAATTGAAAGTTACCCTCTAATAAAGTTCCATTATCTTGTGCTAACATTGTTGCATGTTTAAATTCAGTTGCAACAATAGTGTCATCTGCTGGTGGAAAAGATACAGTATCATTTTGCCAGTTCTTATCAGGATTAACAAATGTACCAATTACACGATTGTACTTATTATTTTTTCTTTCTCCTAAAACTTTTGCACCACCCACAACATGATCTGCTGTTATTGTTTTAACTGCTGTGCCTGTACCCTCAATTTTTAATTTATAAACACCATCATTATAAGTGAATAATGATCTCATAGGATTAAGAAGTTTTTTTACATTCTCAATTACTTTTTGGTCAGTATCTATAACTGCATTAGTTTCAAATAAATTTATTTGATCTGCACCTGTATATGGAGTTATTTGTGTTTCACATTCATTAGCAGAAGTTTTAAAAGATGCAAAATCAGATTCAAATGCACTATTCGGTAATCCTTTTCCATATCTAGTATTTCTTAAATAGTCTAGCAATATTAATGCAGAGTTTGATGTGTAGGCAGTTGTATCAGTTCTAGGGTCATATACTTTTCTACCTTTTAAAGTTACTCTTACTTGTGGTATTGAACTAAATATATCTTGATTCCATTTAAACCTAAAAGCTAAATAACAAACACCTCTTAGTCTATGATTAGATGTCCAATTAGTAGAGTTAGTTAAAATAGAAGATGCTACTTGACTATCTGTTCCATAAAATGCTTGTACTTGAATATGAGAACTGCTTTTATAAAAATTAGAATCTGAACTATCTACTTCTCTAACTGTGCCATCTGTTAATGCACCATCAAAAGTAACTTCTTTATCGTCAATATAAATTTCTTGTATTTCTTCAATCTCTCCCTCACAAACTACACCAGCCATATATAAATACTGATTATCACTCCCAGAACTTTCTAAAAATACTCTAGTAATTCCTACCTGTCTTCGACCATATACTATAGGTATTTGTGCATTGTTAGATGACTTGTTTATTAATACACCTTTTTCTTCTTCAGGTGTATCAAAGTCAGGAATATCAGGTGTTGGTATAAGCCACCCAATAAAACTTGTTACAACATTTACTATTGATTCTACTACACCACCCATTAGTGAAAACTCCTTTTAAACTTTTGACCAACTCTATAAATATCTTGATCTACTCTTAACCAATTTATAGAATTACCAACTTTTAATTGTTTTCTAAAATAATTATAAACCCAACGCATCATTTTAAATGTATTTTTAATAGATACAATTTCTATTAACCATAAATTATTACCAGAGTTCCATTCATTAGGTTTAATCTTACCTGTTTGTTTAAATCTTTTTTCTACTAAGTCATGTATGTAAGCCCAATTAACAAAGCCAACTAATTCGTTATTATCATAAAACTTTTTATATTGATTAAGTTTGATTGATGGTTTTAAATAGTTACTTAATTCTTTACCTTTATAACGATCAAATTGATTAAATAAACTAATTACATCTTGCATTATGCTCTACCCCATTTAATATCTTGAACTGTTTGTGATGCAAATTCAAAACCTAAGTCATTTGCAAAATGTAATTGTTGTGAGCCTGTGTTTGTTTTTCTACCCTCTATTTTACTAAAATCTGACCAATGAGATGCAACTACAATATTAGCATTAGATTGGTTAATACTTTCATCAATACTAAAAGATTCTATTCTGCCTTTGAATAAAAGAAATGGGTCAGCAATAACTTGTTCACTATTATCTAAAAAGCCTTTATAAACTTCAGCTTCTTTTTCCATATATTGATTAGATAAAAATAAAGATATGATTGTTTGATCTGCACCAGAAAATGATAGTGTTATATTACTAACTTCTACTTCAGAAGATTCTTTAACACTTGATAATTTAGTAAATAATGATGATGCTGAATAAGTATTTCCATCATAAGTTACATCTTTATAATGGTCGGTAAATCTATATCCTGTATCTACATTGATATAAACGAGATTAATAGGCTGTAAGCTATCTGTTTCGAGTTCATTCTTTACTGCTGTTGTTAGAGTTCTCGTCATATAATTCGTAGTTAGTTTGGGTTACACTTTCTGTACCTTTTACCATAGTAAAATTAAATTTGCTATTAGGTTTATTATATTCCTTTAGATCATTTATTGAAGTATCTATTTCATCTTCATTTACTATAACTTCAGCAATAAAATCGGCAGTTATCTTGTGGGTTATTTTATATTTTTTCATTAAAGATTTTCTATCAAGTCTATCTGATATTTATAAAGATCGTTAGTTACAATATTATATTCTTGAATATCATTTTTAAGTCTTACAGTAAAATCAACATTATCATATATTATAATAGTATTATCTGTAACATTTGTTCTTAAAGGTGGCTCAAATGTAAGTGTTCCCTCGCCTGAACCATCTGAATCTAAATCTTCTACTGCCATATAAACTTTATCTTGACCAGTAAATCTAAAATAATCTCCAGCTTTTAATATTCCGTTTGTACTAACTGTCATACCATCTATTGTGCAAGTAGTTGCACCAGCAGATACTGAAGCATTAGTAGATATAACTGTACTAGCAACACCTTGTGCATTTGAAACAACTGGTGGAATAATTGTAAATGTATTTAATCTTGATCTTTGTTTCATAAAAAATGCTTTGATTGGTGCAAAGTTTGCTCTAGTCATTGGTGCGTAGTCCAAAGTAATTGTAAATTTTTGACCATCAATTTGTCTTGTTTGAACTCTGCCAGATGTAGTTACTGAAACTATTGTATTTTGTTCTGAGCCTATTTGAGCATCACTTGCAACAGGAGATGTTGGAAATTGTCCAGCCATATTATACTAATGCCTCTTTACCTTTTTCATTTAAAGCTATATTTACTGCATTAACGATTGTTGATCTATTGTCAATTAATAATTCTTTAACACCTCTTACATCTGTTGCACTAACATTAATATTAACTGTATTAACACCATTCATACCACCTGTACCTCTAGCAGATTGTGTTATTTGTCCTGTTGAGTTTGGAATAAATAATTCAGCACCTTTTTCTCCAACGAGATAAGGCTGTCCTTTTTGTACTGCACCACCTCTTGCTCTTGTCTTTCCACCCATTCCCATGCCACCATCTCTACCACCACTTGCACCACCAAATCCCATAGATGCACCACCAGTTAAGAAAGCTAATAAAGCCGCTAATGCAACTTGTATTTTTAATTCTCTAGTAAATGCTCTTGCTTTTTTTAGTTTTCTATCTTCGCCTTTTTCCAAATCAATGTTTAATAATTTTTGTATTCCTAATCTAATTATTACTTCAATTAAAATAGCTAAAGTTTGAACAAGTGCATCTTGTACCATTCTTTTAAATGATTTACCTAAATCTTCTCCAAGAATAATTGCTCTTGATAATGCGTTTGAAAATTTACCAATACCAGCATTTAAACCCTCTGCTATAGTTGTGTTTATATCTGTTAATTTATTTTTTAGATTTTCTAAAGCTGTATCGTTAAGTTCTTCAAATTGTTCTAATATAGTTTTGTTCAATTCTATTTGTTCTTTAGTTAAACTATTTCTCATAATGTAATTTTCTCTAGCAATAGAAAAACCAGCTCTTTCTAATTCTTGTAATTTTTCTGCCATATCTAATTGTTCTTGTCTTAATTCTAATTCTTTTTCTAATTCTTGAATTTTTTTTGTGTCTATTGATGTACCCATTCCAAAATTACTAAAAAAATCAGGCTCTCTTAATTCTTCTAATTGTCTTTTAATTTGATCTATTCTTAATTGGACATCTTCAACATTAGTTACATCAAAAATACCCATACTTGTTTTAATACCTTTAATCATAGTATTAATTTTATCTACTACAAAACTAACACCAGCTATTGCCGCAAATCCTTTTTTACCAAATAAAACTGCACCAATAATTCCTGTTTGTTGTATAAATGGTGGTAATGACATAAATCCATCTATAATACTTTTTAAAATACTTCCTATTTGTCTCAATGTTGGAATTAAACCTTTTCCTATTTCAACTACTCTAGCCATACCTTGTGCTAAATTTTTACCAACTGCTGTTGCTATTTTATCAAGTTCTCTAGCATTGTTTTCTAAGAAATTGTCTAAATCCCCAAATTGATTTTTAAGTTCTTCAAAAAATCCAGCTTCTAATAATACTCTTTTAAAGTTAAAAATTTTATCGCCAATCATTGAAAGAGTACCCTCAAATGTTTTAGCTAATTCATCTGTTGCTTTTCCAAATTGACCACCCTCGCCAAATACTCTAGCAAATGCTTTTCTAGTTTCTTCTATAGATACTGTTGCACCAGCTTTAAAGCCAAGCATATTTCTAACACCTTTTTCTCTAAATAAATCAGCCGCACCGATACCAGCACTAAATGATCTTTGTATTTGTTCAGCCGCAGTTCTAAAATCTAATCCTGTTGTTGCCGCAACATTACCTGTTATCTCTAACATACCTTGTAAGTCATCAGCATTATCTGTAACAGTTGCTAAGATACCAGCACCTGATTGTATTTGTTCTAATGAAAATGGAACTCTAGATGCAAACTTAGTCATATTCTCAAATGCTTTTGCACCCTCGTTTGTATCTTTAAGTAAGAACTTTAATCTTGTTCTTAAATTTTCTAAATTCTTTCCTGTATTGACTAAATTTCTAATAACAAGTCCAGCACCTAAACCTATGAAAGCACTTTGCAAACTAAATACAGAATTTCTTAATCTTGATAATGACCTTTGAACACCAGTTAAAGCCTGTTTCGTTCTATCTCGTGCTACTACATCTATATTTAATTTTTGTGCCATTATTTTAAATTCCTTGCTTCAGCTAATGATTTAGATGTTTTATATTGTTCTTGTTCTTTTTTCAAGTAAGCTAACCATAAATTATAATGGCTAACAGGCATATCAAGAACTTGTTGAATAGTAAGATGTAATCGTTCTGCTATAATTAACAGCGACCTAACATCAGGGTCGCTATCTACTTTTTTTCAGCATCCTCGTAATTAGTATCTGCAAGAATTTGATTAGCAATAGTTGAGATTACATTTGAATCTGCTTTTTTTCTTAATGCAAATTTATCTTCTGGGCTAAAGGCTTTAATCATATCGCCTTTTTCATTTTTAATTTGAAGTTTCATTATAAGTAAATCAACAAGAACAGTTAAGTCTTGGAAGTTGCTTGATTTCTTAAAAATGATATTTTTTTCTTCAAGTGTTAGAGGCTCTGAATAAAATACACTAGGATTACCATTCTCGTCTTTCCACTCCTCAACTTCAATAGTGATAGTTTTAAGAGTTTCAAAATGAGATTTAACTCTATCAATAACTGACATAAATTAGATTATACAGTTCCTACAGTTAAAGCACCAGTTCCTTGAAATGTTACACTTCTAGAAACAATAGCATCCATTGAGTTGTTAATACTCATACCAGTAATAATACCAGTACCAGTATAACTAGCATCTCCTGAAGAATTACCCTCTGGTAATAAAACAAATGAGATAGATGAACCAGCAGTTAAAGTTTCTTGCTGAGTATCAGTTTCATCAAAGTGCATTTCGATTGTTCCTGAGAATGAAGTTCTACCAGCTAAAAATGATTTAGTAGCATCAGTTAAAGCTGTATCTTCTACAACATCTCCAGTAGTTTCTAAAGTGAACGAAGTAACTTCGCCCATTTCTGAACCACCAACTGTTACAACTCCTTCTTTTCCGTGATGTGTTGCCATGTCTTTTTATCCTTTTTAATTTTTGGTTTAGATTGTTGTTCTTGCTTATATCCTAGTCTTAGATAATGTTCAAGATTTGTTTC